GGCCTATGCCGGACAGTGAGTCACTATGACTCAGGACTATTTAATTGAAAAATGATTGACTGGTCTGCTTCCTTACGAATCAGCGGGTGACCCCACCGTTGTTATAAGGATTAAAGCAGATACTCTAATCTTTTTATGCGAATGTTCAAACTTTCATTTGGTTTCGCAAGCCAATTTGATCGTAAACCTAGAGCGACGAATCTTAATACGAAAATACGTAAAGAGACCCGTAAAGTCTCAGGTATCAGATTTTTAGAAGATGATGTTTTTGCATCAAATTCAAATAAAATCTGGCGGCCCGACACAGGGTTTTTGAAAGTTATTGAAACTATTCAGAATCCCAAATTATGTCAACCTATACCCAATATTAAGGTAGAAGGGTTAAATTCTACCATAACACTCTATGTAAGACGAAACTTCATCCTCTCTAAAGAAGAAAGAAAACGATTGCACAATAATGTGCCTTTGTTCGGTTCCGCAAGGTTCCAAGCAAAGATGTTTTCTATTATTCAGAAGAGAATAAGGAATAAGAAGAGTCTTACTGATTTGGTTATTGAACCAAGAAAATCCTTTCGTGGCTTTGCCACTAGGGATCATTCGAAGTTCATGCACTCGATCGGGTGTGCAATCGCTGTGTATCATGGTCTCTTAACCTTTTTAAAGAGAGATCCATTACACAGTTCGGTGTCTTTCCGTAATGGTCGCATTGTTTCAAGATGCGCCACAAGACACCATCCTATTTTGAATCTAATGACACATTTTCTCCGCTCAATCCCATCAGGGTTGGAGGAGAATGTCATTGTCAAACTGGTTAAACTTTCTTTTTGTGGGAACTTTTCTAAGTTTACACATCAAGATCTCCCAGAAGGTTTCGAGGAAAAAGGTTTTCCTCTTATGCCTTCGTTTATGGAGAATTATTGTTTATCAGTTTGTAATAACCAAAATGATATTACCAGGTTATTCTTTTCCTTGCAACAAGCAAAGGGTCTATGTACAGAAGTACCAGATTCCTTTCTTGAAGCAGGACTAGAAAAACACCGAAGTGGTATCATTAAGGAAGATTCAGAACTAATCGAAAAAGATGTTGAACTCTATAATAAATTAAAAGAGTTCGCTTCTTCCCATATTGGTGAGTTCGTAAAGGTTAATTATAAACCTTACGAGTCCGTTGTTCCAAACCTTAAGTCGTGTTATGAAAAATCACGTGCTAAAGGTGGAGCTTTAGGACAACTCACTGAGAGTGGCGCTCTTATCAGAGGTGTTAACCCTGTAGAGTTCCACGGGAAGAATCGTCCCGAACCTCTGGTTATAGGCTTATTTGGCCCACCAGGATCCGGTAAGACGACTATTCTTCGGAAATTAGTTCATAGGATATGTGCGAATCTTTTTTCTGAAGTTTCAGAAGAAGATATGTATTATTCCCGGTCTCCAGCAACTAAACATTGGGATGGCTATAATGGCCAACCCATTGCAGTTCTAGATGACTGGGGTCAAGATCTGAACGATCCTCATGATATTCAAGAGTTTGTTCAATTGATCTCGACAAATCCATACATACTTCCAATGGCAAGTATTGAAGAAAAAGGAACATATTTTAGTTCACCAATTGTTATAGTGACTTCAAATATTCCTTTTGGATCCCCATTTCGTGATGGAAGTGGCGGTACGGTCGTAGTTGACCCTAACGCCATTTGGAGGAGATTTTCTCTCCCCTTCCTTGTAGCTCGATCAGAAGATCGTAAGACTACAATTCACAAATACGAGATGGATCCAATCTTCCTAGACCAAACGAGCAAATCCGCTCGCACCGGTCGTGAGAAGCTTTCTCCAATCTTACAAATGTACAGAACACAACACTTTGAAGGGCATTTCGCCCCCCAACAGAGTTTAAATTCGACTGGATCAGAACTGACCCACCTCGATGAAACAACTAATTTCGATATTAGTCGAATGTGTTCTGAAGTTTGTACTTCATTAATTGATCGCTTGGATTACCACAGGAACTCCTTAACTGGAGAGTGGGTCCAAGAGATCGGTTCGATTCGCCTTCGTTCTCATGCAAAGTCAGAGAGTGTTGATTTTGAACTACATGAATGTAGTTCTAGGTTGAAGCCAGGAATTGGAAGTTATATTAAATTTCCATTGGCTCCACCAGATCAATTACCCTCTGTCAAAGCAGTTCCACTCGCTGAACCTCTAAAGGTCCGTGTCATTACAGCAGGAGAAGCAAACACAAAAGTGTTGCAACCCTTGCAAAAAGTAATGTGGGCCGCTCTCGGACAATTTCCCCAATTTAGTCTTACACATGGTGTAAAAGACTTAGAATTGGAAGATATTGAAGAGAGAGAGGATCCTGAGATCTTCCACCGTATGGAGGCAGAGATCAACAGGATATTCAAGAGTGGATCGCTTGGGAACGAATGGTTATCTGGCGACTATACTGCCGCTACAGATAACCTACCCATGTGGGTTACGGAAGCCCTCATGGAAGGGGTTCTAGAAAACATTGATCATCAGCCAACAAAAGATTGGGCAAGATGGGAGATTGGACCACATCATATTGAATATCCTCATTCGAAAGTTCCTTCTGGAACTCAGAATTCAGGTCAATTGATGGGTTCACTCTTATCTTTTCCTCTCTTATGTTTGGCAAATGCTTTTATTGTTGAGTACTCTGGTATTAAACCAGATGAGTACTTGGTTAATGGAGACGACATTGTCGCTCACACTAACCCAACAGCAATCGCAAATTGGAAGATCAATGCTCCTAGAATCGGTCTGTCTCTTTCACTTGGAAAGAACTTTGTTTCAGATGACTTTTGTACAGTAAATTCTCAGCTTTTTGTTAAGCAAGAAGAATCTATGTACATCAGACATACTGGTAAAGTCTCTCTTCTTAAAAGGGACGGTTCTTGTATTGGAGATACCTATTCAGATTTTCAAAAGTTTTACGGAATTGAAGACATTTTTCGAAATTGCTTCATCCGGAATAACTTGGATGTGTTATCAAACACACCCGCTTCTTTGAATATTCCGAAATCTCATGGAGGTCTTGGTTCACGATTTGTTCATGGAACAATCGTAAATCAAAAGCTAGCTAAAGAAGTTTGGCTAGCAGAACTACATAAGAAGGTATTTCCAAAAGAAAATCAAATATTTGGAAAAATGACTGGTTTTAGGCCAGTCAGATCACCCTATCTTGTTAAAGATAATGATGATGATCTCAGAAAAGAGAATCATACATCAAAAATCTTAAATAAGGTTCGATCATTGTCACTTCCAAAAGTTATTGTGGAATCTTTCGAGATAACACCCGAGCTTACTAATCGTGAGCTCAGAAACTTTAGGAAAACTGCTTTGAAGGATGATTCCTTTAAGTCTTTTCAGAAGATCATTAATGATCCACAGATTAGAATTAAGGATTTACCTTCATTGACCTCAGTTAAATTCGAAACCTTTTTCGTAAAGGAGAAGAATTTTAAAGAGTGTTCAATGCAGTTATTAAACAATTTTTCCTCAAGATTGATTTCTTGTTGTCTAGATGAAGACTTAAGTACCTGGTACAATGTGAATCTTTCCAAAGATTCTACCAAGGACTATATGGTTTTCACTGAACTAGAACAAGAACAAAGACCACCAAAGGAGTCAAGAGAACAAATCTTCGATCTATTTCAAGAAATGATAGATGATATAGAAGATGAAATCGAGTTTGATGATAAAGATTGCCTAAAGGCAGACTTTATTTTCTCACAAGATGATCGTCTAATTATCCTCGAATCAAATCGAGAACTTCTCGAAGAAGAGTGTACTCTTGACCAGCCTATTGGAATCGAAGTTTAGATTCTTGTAGAAAGAATTTATCTCTTTGTATCTGTATAAGATCTTGCATTTCATAAGTCAAGATCCTAAGATCAAAGAGATTTACTCAATTCTTCAAGAACCGAACTTTGAGAAAAGAATTTATCTCTTTATATCTGTATAAGATCTTGCATTTCATAAGTCAAGATCCTAAGATTAAAGAGATTTATTCAATTCTTAAAGAATTAAATTCGAAACCAATTTGAAACATAGGCTGAAATCCTTTGTTTAACAGTTGACGGACTGTAAAACCGTTACTAGGTTGACATATATAAATGTGTTTTGCCGTTCTACACCAAGGTAGTCTGGACGTTATTACCTAAAGTAGACAAATGACTTCGTTGTCTTTACCCGTTGGGTATGATAACTTATCATGATGACTGATTCCCTAATCAAGAATTTGAATTAGAGGGTCGATTG